GAATGATAACAGAAATGCAAAATAGACAAATAAGTACAATTTTATTTTTTGCCATGAGTTCAATTCCATTTTAGAATAATACTGCAAATCTTTTGAGTAAAACTCTTTCTGTAAGTTTCTAAAATTAAAGTTTATGCCTACAAACACAATGAAATTACCAAATACAAGTATTAGTGCAGACATAAACACTTGTTGTAAATACTCTATAGATATAAGTGGATCACCAAAGTAGACTGAACTTATGTATCCAAATACAGAAAAAGCTATAAATGCAAGTGGAATAGACCACAATCCATCAAACAATTGTAATTTATATAGCAATTTCTTTAATGAGATCTTACTTTTTGGTTGTTTTTTCTCGTTCTGTTGTTCCATTTGCTCTTAGTTTTAATGAAAGTTCACGCTCATATTTACGTAAACGTTCAGTGTATTCTTGTTTTAGCGTCTTTTTATCACTCATGGTATACGGTTAATGATGTTACGTGAGTAAGTGGGGCGAAAGCTAGTTGATGTATTGCCTGAACTAAACTGATAGTTCAATGTGTTAGTGACATCAGTACGTGGAGAGCGGTCAGGCCACTGCGCCGTGCTATATTCAGGGAATAAACTATTGTTAGCACATAAGTAATCTACTAACAAAGTAGTGTAATGCTCAGCGTTTTGACGTGCTCTGTCAATCATGTCCTTCATAACTGAATCAGAGACGGGAGAAGTGTCTTCGCTTTGACGTTGAACTAATGTGCCATTGTCCATGCGATAGCACAAATTAGGTGTAACATCTACCATCACCCACCAGAGCAACATTTTTTGGATGTAATCTTCTAGCAGTATCTCATAATTGCCTGTAACAGTACCAGCCGCAACATCTGCTTTTATCTTATTCAACAGGTCTGTGCCTAAAAACGGAAGCAACCATTTGTCTTGTGCTAAATAAATGGATGGGTACAATAAATTGGGATCTACACTACCATTGATGGTTGTGTATTTTTTAATGTAGTTCTCTGAAATAAGTAGTACTTCTGGCATAGTTGTATTTATTGATTACCGTAAATAGGATTTGTTGGAAGGAAGCCGTTGTTGTCCATGTCTTGTGGCACTTGAGCTACTTTTTTATCATTGCGTATTTTGTAACCCATTCTTTCTGCCATAGCAACAGCTATTCTTTTTGCGTCTGGATCGTTAGGATTGATCTTCGCTCCTTTTGCATCTACATATACGCGCTTCTCCCAAAAGTGTTGGCAATTACCTCCTCCTTTATAGAACCAAATGTCATAAGTGTCATTTCCATTTGGTCCCCAACCTGGGTTAACAGCTATAAACTCCATGGCTTGTATATCTTCCATTCTATACAACTTATCTGCTTGAATCATTTTCTTACAGAATGGACGCATATTAGTATGCCTAAAATCACCTGCGTAAACGTAACGAGTAATAAAGTACTTGCCATCAATAATAGCATCTTGATCACTCTTAGCAGATGGCCTAGCGGAACCCGTACTAACCGCGAACTCATGTTCAATATCGACTTTATATGCATCTATCAAAATCATATTCTCGTCAGCATCTTCACCTAATTCAATAAGTGCTTCTGCTACGTGTAAGTCTTCTAAGTCTTCCTTTTTTATTCTTTCTACAATTCTACTTGCCCATGCTTGACCAGGATCTCCACCCCATAATTGCCAAGCTACTCTTCCAGCTGTTGGAAAACCTTCCTCATCTCTATTCCAACCAGTCGCTTGTTTATCTACTTCATGACGTGAAAAGTAACTGTGCATTCTTTTAACTGTATCTAAAGAAAGATTACGTTTATTGCTAATGTCTCTTGCTCTAGCAACACCAACCATTGTTCCTCCTCTTCCATATTCTTCGCGCCACTTTAAACCTAACTCTGCTTCAGCGGCCATTTCATCAGTTGGTGCATAACTGTCTTCAGCTGCAACTACTTTTTTTTTTTCAAAAGCCATCAATGTAGCCTCAACTATTGAACTAACTTGAGCTTCATTTAAAGAAGCAGGTGCAGTAACATTACCTATTGCATTCGCATTGGTTTGTACTGCCACCTGTTCTGTAATTAAAGGAGTATTTGGTACGATTTCTAATGTTACACCTGGCATTTGATTGCTCAAAAGATCTTGAATACTTTTATTGATCTTTGCCTGATATGGTTCTACTACTTGTTTGTTGAATATCTCTAAACCAATAACCATTTCATCTTTGTTGCTTCCAAAACCAGTGCCAGTATCACGTATACCGAACAGCAGCGGAGTAGTAACACGATGCGCAGTAATAATTTTTTGAGTAGCAGTATTGTCCATCAATTCATACTGCTTGTCTGCATCATTAACTGGGAATGGTGTGACTTCTGTTTTAGGCTGATCACGTTCATTGAAAAACATCACAACCTTACCAGCGTTACGCGCACCACTCATTTTGTTTTCCCAATCCATCATCATCTGTTGCTTCTGTTCAGGCGTTGCTTGCCCGTTGTAGAAGTTAATGATTGTAGAAGGGAATAGACCGTTTGAGATTTGGTTGATATGGAATATAGATATCTGCTTATCTAATTCAATGTAGTTAATCGCGCTCCAATAATCAGGGCGTGGATACACATCGCTACCCGTGTAAGTGAAGCACCAATATATTTGTCGTGGCTCTTCAGTTCTAGTAAGGTAGTTGTATTTAGGAATAAATTCTGGTGTGTTCTTTTTCTTGCGAATGTTGCTCCAATCGTAGCTGTGAAAGATTCCTATTTCGGTTTCGTCGTCCTGGTTGATTGCAATACGACACTCTTCAAATGGTATAGCGTTAAGTTTGGATATAACTGTTCTGTCATTGCTCCAAATGACCTCTATAAAAAATCCCCCAAACAACTTTAAATCATTCGCGCAGGCATAAGTGAGTGTATTTACATCTAAAGCGTCAAGTTCTGCCTGGTATTGCTCGGATTTAATCCCTTTGCCTGCAATCATATCACCAATGGCAACAACTAATGAACCGTGAACAGGTGATTCGTGTGATAAATCACGCAAGTATTGTGGGAAATCATTTTGATCTCCATAATTTACCCAACCTTTGCGGTCTACTTTTTCGGCATCGCTCTTTGCTACGTATTCACTAAGCTTTAGCGAAACTATATTTGATTCGTTATGGTTCATAGATTATGTCATTTGGTATTGTGATAGAAGGCACATCAAAGAATTGTGTGTTTGCCGTTAATACAACATAGCCACGCTTCAGCAAACCAACTACACTTGCGTTATTTGGGTTAATGTTAGCACCTGAATTTTGACCATAGACATCATATCGATATCTACCCGCTAGCGTTAGTCTATCTGTTGTAACCAATAATTCTGTTATACGCACATTCTCATTCACTATCTGTGCTACTTGTGCAAGCTTATCTCCGGTTGTGCTATTTTCCTCGTGCGTCAAAATAAACAAGTAGTGCGTGAATGGTGTGGCAAAATACTGCCTTGTTTCATCTAGTTGTAAGTAGACGGTTTGTGCGGGCGTATCGGCTTGTAAATATATCATAGTTTTGTTTTAATTTAAAAAAAGGGGCGGTAACTGGTACCACCCCCTTCAATACACAATGATACAACAGAACACAAAAATTATCCTCCTACCGCGTAAGGTGGATCAACAAGAATACCAGGGAAGTTCTCAAATGGAAGTTCTCCAGCGCCAAACGCAACCAAGTGAACAGCTGGAGCAAGTTCTTCAGCGGTAACTGTTACTTGATAACCCATCAAATCAGCTTTTTGTGCACCTGTTTGAACAGTACCAGCGCTAAGATCAGCTCCTCCGCCAGCACCAATCATTAAGATTTGATCGTCATTAGTACGAACGAACACAACCATTTTAGCTTTTGATAGATTCAAAAATTCATTACGCAATACTTGTGTTAATTTACCAAATGTCCAACTAACTTCTTGCGTAAAGAACAATGTTCCTGTTTCTAAACTCTTATTCACCGTTTCAACGTATGAACCAGAATTGCGAAAAGGTTGATAACGCCAAACTGTTATAGGATCACCAACAGTTCCTGGCAATTCAGATATTGCACCAGCTGGTCCTCCATAAACTATACCAGAATCAAAATAGGTATAATTTGATACAAATATCTCTTTTACCCCACCTATCCCTTCAAGGCAAGATAATTCAAATCCTCTAGTTAAATCACAAGGCATATTTTTATAGTTTTAAAAAAGGGGGCTATTAACCCCCTTTTGGTTAATGATTATGCTCCCCAGTAGGTGATGTCTTCACCAACCGCAATCTGTGCTCCAAGGTAGAAACGTGCACCGTAACGAACGTTTTGTGAACCATCAAGATTCTGCATGTCCAAAATGAACACTTCGTTCATCTGGTTTTCTTGCCATGTTCCCATCCATAAGTTACTCTTTTGAGCAAATACGATGTTATCAGCAGCCATACCTGGACATACATAGATTTCGTACATTCCAACGAAACGACGAGCAACTTCTGGACCAGCGGTTAGATACCAACCATTACCAGCGGCGATTTGTGCTTCCATGTACTTTTCCCACGCAGCCTGTCCCATATACAAAGCTGGCTTTTCAGCAGCACCTTTAACAGCAGCAGGAGCAGTGTTGATGATGTCCCAAATAGTAGCAATGATGTTACCAGCGGTGATTGCACCTGAACCAGCTGATACAGCTCCTGAACCACCTGCCTTAATCAAAGTCAAGAAACCATCGTACTGACCAGCGGTGGCATTAACACCATTCCACATGATTGATTCATTTGCAGCGGCAATACCGCCTGTCATACGCTCAATGATTGCGTCTTGGATTTGTGTGTTTACACGACCACTCATCACATCAGCTGCAGACCAATCAATAAACAATTCTCTCTTACAAATTTCGCGCTGTACTTGGAATTCTTCCAAAGTCAAAACGCGTTCAGTCAAAGTGATTGTGCCTGTTGGCGTGAAATCACATGTGCCTGCGGCAAATGATACAGTGTCATCAATTTTGCGTGCCACTGATTTGTAAGGCACGTTTGGCTTCATTGTAACGTAGTTAGTTGATACGTTAGATAGCAGAGCCTTTGCTACGATTTCACCAGCCAGCTCTCCGGCGTAGGTGGTGGTTAATACTGGATTTGGCATATTACTTTATTTTTTATTCTTTAATTAGTTACTTTGTTTAGCACGCAGATTTGCCATGAAGTCGCTGAATGAGTTACCATTCGAAGCAACTATAGGTGCTGCGTTTTTCTTAAATTCTTGAGACTTTACAGAAGGTACAGCGGGTGCTTTCTTAACTGAAGCAAGTTCAGTCTTCAATGCTTCTGCATCCTTCTTAGCAGTTTCTACTGCCGCGGATAATTGAGTCTTTTCAGTCTCTAGTGCAGCAATGCGCTCTGACAATGAACCAATAACAGCAACGAGATCTTCGCTGCTCATTTCAGTTGATTGTTCTTCGCGTTCGATTTCGGTGATGGTACCTTCTTCTCCTACATAGACTTTGGTAACACCATCTTCTAGCATGTATTCACCGGCAGGCACTGGCACTGGATTGCCTTCAGCGTCTTGAGTGTAGATGTCTACACCAACAACCCACTCATCAGCTGTTGAGTAGATCTTAGTACCATCAGCCAAAGTGCCCTCAACCGCAAACTTTACTTCTGTTGCTGTTGCTTCCTCTTCGAACTTGATACCCACTGTTGAAGGATCAATGCCGTACTTGGAGAATACGGATTTGATTTGTTCTTTTATATTCGACATTTTTGGATATTTAGATAGATATAGACAATTTCAAAGTTTGTTTCATATAAAATATCATAAAAGAAAAAAGAGTCACCCGTTGGCAACTCCTTTTCATTGTTTAAAACCTAAAACCAATTTACACACTAAACCAAGATGACGCAAATTTATATAAAATCATTTTTTGAAATCAGCAAGTATTAGGTCTAATTCAAAAACCAATTCTGCTTCGTAGTTCTTTACACCACTCATAGCTACACCTACTTCGTTAAAGAAACCCTCAATACTATAACCTTTTACCTTACCTTCTTTAACATCATTCCACACGTGATCTTCATCAACCTTTGTTCCTATAAACCATGTACCATCAGGCAGTTCAGGTAATCCAAGTTCTATACTTTTATCATTCTTGCCTTCCTTTAACCATGATTCTACAACTGTCACACCAGTTACAGGTATCTCATGCTGTAGATTAGTGGTGTGTTGCAGATTCTTTTTGAAGAATTGATGGGCTATTGCTTGTACTGTTGCCTTTTCAAAGTACACGTAGTACGGTTCGCCTTTGTCATCATAACGCAGTATCTCCTTATCAGGTATAAGTGCTGGACCATACAACATTCTACGTTCATCATCCACTTTAGCCAATTGCATTTTGCTTAACGCAATCCAGTTCTCTTCGATCGCTGGCATATCTACTAGGCCCATGGCAGTTATACCTAAACGACCTTCATCATCAATTACACATTTAACTACTTTTCTTTTTTCCATGTTACAAATTTAATTTAGTTATCCTATACGTGCTAAGTCTTCTACGTTCTCGCGTACTTCTTGTTGACTTGATACGTCGCCAGCTAAAACATACGCTCTAGGCAAGTATTGATCAGGGCGGTTTGCTACAAATTGTGCAGCGAATGGATTAAATGTAGCTGGTTGTGCACCTGTATCATTGCCGCCACCACCACCAAATGAGGGAGGTTGTGAGTTATTATTTCCTGGATTTGAACCACTACCTTGAAACTGCTGTGATGCGATTGTGGCAACGTTAGCAAGACCAGCGGCAACAGCTACGCCAGCTGCTACAAACGGTGCGGCTGGAAAGGCAACGGTGATTGGATTCTTTGCAGTGCTATTAAAAATTGAGTTAGCAGATTCATATGTACTAATAGTTGCTTGTGCAATACTGATTGCCTTTTGTACTTGAAATGCACGTTTGGCAACTTTTTCATTATTCTTACCAAATGCTGAAGTGATAGCAGCTATGCCATCTAATGTTTGCTTTGCAAAATCTAACTTTGATTGTTGAGTTTCTTTTTCAATAAGCTTGATTTTTCTTGCCTTTTCAAGCTCAATTTGTTCTAATACCGCAGCGTCATTAGCATAAAGTAATTGCTTTTCCTGATATTCAGCATTAAGTAAATCAATTCTGCTTTGTGAATCTATTGCACCATTCTCAACACGCAATCTTTGTAGTTCAAGATCTCTTGCGTCTTGTGCAACTTGAATGGCTGTAGAGTTTGCTATTATGGCTTGATCTATCTCTTGCTTTTTTTGAGCAAATGCTATTTCAGCATCAACTCTCGCTTGAGTTCCTTGATTGTATTTGTCAATTTCACTTTGTAATCTGTCAAGTTGTATTTGTTTTTCCTGTTCTAATACACCACGTTGCGCATTTAAACGATCTAAATCATTTTTAATACTATCAGCATTAAACTTGGCTTGCGCAATCGCTAAATCAGCAGCGCTTTCACTTTGTACTTTTAAAAGCGCATTCAGTTCTTTATTCAGTGCGATCTCATTGACAAGTTGTTCTGACTTTAAACCAGCAACCTTTGCTCTTACTGCATCAACTCCAGCTAAAGCTTGCGTTAATGCTACCTGGTTGTCAATTGTTTTATTGTGTTCAAATGTTGCTTGAGCGGCCGCTACTTGTGCCTGTGCAGAAGCTAATTCAGCTTGTTCTTGTTTAGCTAATACTTCTCCTAAAGCAGTGTTTGCAGCAATCCTATCTTGAATGCTTTTGCTTTCATCGTCACGTGTTTGCCTTAATAATTCTGCTTGACGATCATACTGTTCTGCTAAACGTGCCTGCTCAGCGGCTGCTAATTTCGCGTTATTCTGTAATTGAACTAAAGCTTCGTTCGCGTTATATGTTTCAGTGACATAATTTGCAAATGCTTCTGCACCAGCCACAACAGCTTCACTTACACGATCTACTGAATCATTTACCCCAGTCAATACATCAACGGATTCTTTACCAGCGTCTTTAAATGATTGAATAGCTGCTTGAAATTCACCAGTAAAAAGATTTTTTAATCCATCAGCTAAAAAACCAAGCGTATCTATAAATGAATTGAAGCGCTCAATAAGATTGTCTACTATTGCATTACCAAAATCTTTTATCGCTTGTACTGGATCATTAAAAATAGCTTTGAAATAATTTACAACTGTACCAGCATTATCACTGATATATGTAAAAGCATCACGAATAATATCGGTAAATGTTCCAAAAGCAGCAGCGAATGCATCAGCAATAGGCTGTGTTGAAGATATAACAGACTTGATAGTATTAAACGCCGCACTAATTAAAGCGAGTACACCAGTAGCTTTGCCTAAACTAGCTAATGCACTGCCCGCTTTTTTAAATCCACTTTCAGCCTTTTTTGAGTTATCAGCTATCTTTTCAGTATTGACAGCTCCTTGAGTTAAATTAGCGTTTAATGCTTCTAATTGTCTTGTGACAGCCTCTAAATTTTGATTTGTTTTAGATGTGTCAACAATAAATTCCCTTACAGTAGATTCAGCCATTAGTAAACGAGTTTATAGATTAAAAAAATAACACTTAGTCCGAGCAATATGCGCCATGTGTATAGCGTAACATACCATAGCACACGTTGCCACTTTCGAAGCGAATAATCATGCTTTTTGTTTACTGCTATACCCAGTTGAATGTAGCGCATTGAGTTTTTGATTGAATGCATTATGCTGATTTTGATTGTTGGTATTGAAGTGAAGATGTGATTAGGAAGCCATCTGGGTAACTCCCGCCCGTGAAAGTGATATTTATCCTATGCTCATCTGTATTTGTTGTCGTATCGATTCCAAAAGTGAACACGTTTGCGCCTATTGAACCTATTGTGCTTATAGTAGTGATCGCACTAGCTGTTGCAATTCCTGCTGTTTTGTCAAGTGTAAAATGATGTAATGATGTTTCACTTAAACCTGTTGTATCTTTTATTGTCACATTCCAAAAACAACTCCAAAGTGTGTCATCAGGTAGATCTATATATTCACCAGCTACACCTTCGATATATAAATTTTGAGTTTCTCCCGATGTAAGAACGGTAACTAAACGCTGCAGCACAAATGTTCCAAATTGAGCCCATCCATAATAAGTCGTAACTGGATCACCGCCACGATAACCACCGCCCACATGCAAACCAGGTATATTTACCATAACGTTATTACCAATTGCATTACTATTTACACTAGGATTAGTAATACGTAGATTGCTTCCTACTGCTAATAAATTGCGGTTAGGTGATGCTACTTCTATATTACCACCTTGAATAATTGAATTGGCTATTGATTTATTTTGAATTTGGGCAGTGCTTAAAATAGTTGTGTTTGCAGAATTTGTTTGCACTAATGAATTTCGGAACTGACCGCCATTGTTAAATGCCCAACACACACCATTGATCTCATCCCAAAAATACCCATATCGTGAACAGCAATCTTCATTTGGTTCAACTACTTCACCTCCACTTTCAAATTCTACTTCGCCATTGGTGGTAACACCTACGGGTGTAGAAGAACAGTCATTGATTTGGTCAAGGAATTTGATAAGTTTAACTTTTGTGCTTTCCTGTAATCCTACTTTGTAGTCGCTGATTTCAAGTATACGCCAATAACTATCTTGAATCCATATCTTATCAGCAAACGAGAATGTAAGTATATCCTTAAGATCAAGCGCAAAGAATGCTTCCATTATTCTACCTTCAGGCGAGTAAATTTCATTCATGTAATTGCGCCAATACGTGTTGAATAAATTATTGTACGGATTGACACTAACAGTAATAACATGGGGAGGCACTTCAGGTGCCCAATTCAAATCGTAATCGTCAAAATTTGGGTAAGCATCACTATAATGATTTAGTATTGGCACTAATGTAGTTGATGATGCATTGCCAGTTACATCATTGTATAAATTTACATTTATGATTCCAGCGTAAAACAAAGCACGTGGACCTGGTGCAACAAATTCTAATTCCTCATTGTAAAAGCATTGTATTGGTGAAGCACTACCTGGTATCATTGCAGCTGGTGCACTACGTGTTACAAGTGTAATCTTTTGATCACCTATGGCAAAGTCACTAGGCGCGGTAGATGGATTTATTGTGTAACCTTCAACCTTGAAATCTCCATACACTCTATTAGCATCACGATATAGTTTGCTGTATGCGTCTTCACCAGATGTATAAGTAAATTGAAATGTTGCTTTTTGAATATCAACAGTGCTTCCTATAACAACGTCTTTTGATATGTCCAGTTTGCTAGTCCAATCCACAATATCTCCAGTGCCTAAGTAGTTATTCTGCGGAACGATTGCGATTTGATTTGGAACAATGCGACTAGGTATGATTGCGCAGTTATGCATTTTGATTATGTCATTCACAAAATCTATTTGGCGCATATCAGGTGCGTTTAAAGAATAATTCACTGTTGCACCGGTATCTAAAACAACATTAGTTAATGCCACATAAGAACTATTTAATGCACCACTGCTTGTTTGAACCTCTATTGTTGCGGAACCAGAATCTATTTCATCAAAATCGTTAATGAAATATGTTGTTGGTTGCAAATCAAATTTTACAATATCACCAAGTTCTAAATAAACATCAGTAGTAAAAGACGTAGCAGTTGTATTTGTAAAAGAATTGCTTACTGCAACAACAGTACGCACTCCATTTTTATTAAGTGCAACATTAACACGTGCTCGCCTACTACTACTGCTTGGCGTCATAGAAATTACACGAAATCCAAATTGCCCAGTAAATGTATATGTTCCAGCACCCGGAGCGGTATATATTCCTGTTGCCGCTGTAAAATTACCATTGTTATCAAATACTTCAGTCAATGAACTATATGCCACATATGGACCAAAACCATCATCGTTATCTGTACTAAATGAAAATGGAGTTGAATTATAGGCGCGAAAAAGGTATTGATTTACATCACCATCAATCCAAAGTTGTGTTGTATTGCAAAATGGCATGTAGTAATCTTCAACAATGTTTTCAAGTGAAGAAGCTACAAGATCAAAACCCGCTTCTGTTACGATATTGCGAAGCAAAAACCACCAACTAACTGCTGGAGTTAAGTCTGCTGGATAAATAGGTGAACTTGGATTTAGTATTGGTCTTGAACCAGCACTACCGTCATTAGCCCACTTTTGACCACGATCACATAAAGCCCAAATACGGTCGGCAGTTTCAGTTGTTACGTTTGCATATGTAACAGCTTCATTCAAATCAGCGAGTGCAGCAATATCGCTTAACTTCTTTTCACCAATAGTTCTAACAAGATCAGGAGTTTCAGCGTAGAATGCTACCTCTACTTCATTAACGCGATTCATTTGCTTATATACCTTGCGCACACGCAAGTAACCTGTGGCAATAGGTAACGTATCAACTCGGATTTCAGCGGGCAGTTTGTAAAAGAAATAGTTTTCCGCACCTTGTTCAGAGTTAGTATCGAATAACGGACCAATAGCTTTTATATTGTTATCTGACATTGGTATTCTAAACTCACGACTGAATGCACCCTGGGCCGTGAAGTTGGATAAATCCTGAAACTTCCAGTTCTGCGAAATGCTTTCATTTTCATATAAGTCGAGAATGTAAGACATACTACCGCTTCCAGCGAACCAAATAAAGTAGGCGGTATTTACTACCTGTATACTAGTTTGTGCGGCGTCATATCTTAAAGTCGCTTGAGGCGACACACCGCCACAACCAATGTCATATGCGGATAGGGTATTTAAAAAGGCGGTCCCCAAGCTATTGTCGTTTAGGTCGAATAGCTGCACGGTTAAACCGCCCTGGCTCTGTATAGTATCTAAAAGCAGCTGCGACTCCTCACAAATAAAGTTGGGGCTCTGGTCGGCACTTATATACATTTTTTCCAAGTCGGGTGCAACGTTTATAGGAACGTTTAGCCACTGTGTATATGTGGCAGGCCCTATATTCTTGACAATTAATTGTACTTCTCCGTTCATGTTATGTCCAGTATTCGTTTGCCATTCTTACTTTCAAAGACAGATTGTACAGCTTGCCGTCACGTGTCTTGCGTTCGGTGTAGGTTGTGTCATCTAAATTGACAGGCAACGCAATGTTCTCACCGTTGCGCTGTGTTATCCATACAACCTGATTGCTCACAAGCAACGAGCGAAGGAATAGAAACTCACCTTCCTGAATGTAGTCGCTTGTTACTGTTAAGACTTGCTGAACTAAGTTTCTACGCTCTAACAATCCGCGATCATCTTTGCTGAACACGCTTGTTGTACTATTGAACAACACCTTCCTGTACTTCTTGCGCTCAATCTCATCGTTCATCTCCGACTTTTTGATGAAGTTGAAGTAGTCCCAACCACCGCGACTATTGACCCAGCCTAAACGAATCACATCATTGTGGCAATCCTTCTGCCCATATTTAGCAGCATTGTAGAAGCGATACTTTACACTTGACTGCGTAATACCTGTTCGCGCAAATACCTCATAATAACGCCAACCGGGAGTGTCGTTTTCATTTGGTTTGACTGTTAAACCTGCCCAATCATTTAAGTTAGCTGGATATACAGGTAAAGCTTCTATATCGTAGCCATTCAATGATAGTGTATCACCTACTGTTGAGCCATTTGCCTTATACAATACAATGCGCACGTTGTCTACAAGGTTATTGAACATGTAAGTTGCGTTACCCGGTATGCTCAATGTTCCGTAGTCAGTTTCGTATGAAGGAATCCAAATAATGTTTTGCGCTGTTGGGTTGCCTGCTCCCCAAGTTGGTGCTAAATACCATGAATGCGTGCTGAACTTTCGGTCGCTCATTGCGTAGTTAAAGCTAACTTCAAGCACATACTTAATGTCATCAACACCAACTTCAGGATTTGGTTTGTAACCATCGAATACTTGATAGGCTGCATTGATTACGATGCGACCAATCATGGTTACTTCGCTGCCTTCATTTTCTGTTAGCACACCATCAACTAACCACCATTCAGTGATTGATGCGCTAAGCGAATACTTGCTCAAATCATCAATGGTATCATCCGTTCCAAAGTGATATTGCTGGTTGCGCAAGTCGTCAACAAGTGGCGCAATGTCGAAGTACATGTTATCATCCGGAGCAGGTGACAAATAGAACGTATACGTCTTAGCATCAACAGTTATATTTAAGCCATAGCGAAAACCTTGCTGCGCTACTTCTGTGCTCGATGCAATGAGCATAATCTTTTGACCACGCACCACCCAGTTGAAGGGTTCATCTACGATTGTTAATGCCATCTATCTTTTGTTTAAGAGTAATCTATTTTCTATGTCTTTAATGTAAGCATTCATTAGCTTATCCTTGTATTCGTCCCATGTATCGTCTATTGCTTCCTGATAATAGTTGATGCCTTGAATACCTTTTGCACCTATGCTTTTTGATATGGCAATAGCCGCACTTTTGATTGCGCTTTCAGTGGACTTAATAAATGCGCCCTGTTTGTTGCGAAGCTTTAGTGGTTTCATCCGAATCCACTTCATGATGTCTTCGTATGGTGGGCGTTTTGTTGGATCACCCGGATAAGGTTTGC